GAAGGGATACGTTGTACATTCTATGACGACAGCCCCTTACAATAACACTTGGAGTAAATCAGGGCTATCACCATCATCTGTTATATATAAATCTGGAACTTATTTGATTAGCGGTTATTACGAGGGGCGGGGTGATGGAGTTTCAAGGAAAGATATGGCTGGGTGGTACGGTTTTCATATCGAAAGCTCAGAAACAACTAAGACTGGGCACTACGTTGGAACTAACGCATTCGGTGTAACAAAGGATGTTGAGGTGCTAAATACCAAGGGGGCTGCAATTATTTTTGGAACAACCATGTCCCCTGGTGGGTATGTTGTCCCAGTATGGGCAGATATCAATGTGATTGGCGATATTCCAGCAGATGTGAATATGTCAGATCTAAGGATAGAGTATTTGGCTAAAATTGAAACAATAGGTAATCAGGATTTTACTGGAAGCTCATCTCCAACTTTGAATAACCCTACCGATAGCCTGCACATAACCAAAAATTATACAGGTGAATTAATTGCGGCGAGATTGGTTAATATAAAAAATAAAGAAATCTATCCAGTTAAAATGGAGTGGGTTTTTAGAACAAGAGATGCCTTCCCTGATTGATTGTGTAAAATTCTTTTCCGTAAATAAATTCAATTAATTTAACAACCTCGCCTCAGCGGGGTTTTTTATGTCCGGAGAATATATGCAAGAAATAATGACACAAATAGAGCTAGGTGGCGTGCTGGGTAAGACGTTTGGTAAAACGCATCATCGACTTATCAGCACTGTACATGAAGCAACAAGGGCGCTGGCTGTGACAATCAAGGGTTTTGAGAAGTTTATGATTACGAGTAAGCAACGGGGATTGACCTACGCTGTATTCAAAGGAAAGAAAAATATAGGGGAGGATGACTTAGGTTTTCCAGTAACAGGTGATGTTATTCGTATTGTACCGGTTGTAATGGGCAGCAAAAGATCTGGGTTATTTCAGACAATATTAGGTGCCGCATTAGTGGCGGTTGGGGCGCTAACATATGCCTATGGCGGCGGAGTGCTAATTGGTCCAGGCGTGGCCCTGGCCGCAGGCGGCGTCATTCAAATGCTATCCCCTCAGCCTACAGGATTAGCCAGCAAGCAGGATGCAGACAATCAGGCTTCATATGCATTTGGTGGAGTAACTAACACAGCATCACAGGGTTATCCGGTGCCACTCCTTTACGGCAAGCGTCGTATCGGCGGGGCGATTATATCTGCTGGGATTTATGTCGAAGATAAACAGTAAGCCGAAAGGCGGTCTGTGGTATGAAATTTAAGGTTGGGCTACCAAGTGATTTTGGCTTTCGATATGTGAATTCTGTTCCTGGCATTGGCGCAGAAACATCAATTTTCATGGGTGAAAAAATTCATCAAATTGGAAGCAATGTAGATATAGAAGTCAGGGATGGGGTTTTTATAAGAATTGAATATATTGAGGATTATGATGATAACACTTCTTTTTCTAAGTATGAGAAGAGGGCTAGCGACTATGCATATTCAATTATTGATGAATTAAAAAAGGCGCAGTAAATGCGCCTTAATTTATCACTTGAGTAAGTTAGCCAGACGATTCCATAAATGATAAAAACTTCGTGAAGAACCATATTTTGACAGAAAGACGTTCAACTTTTTCTTTTTTTCTTCAGGGTTATCTGATTCAGCAATAAGAAAAGCGATTATTGCTGTGACTGCATCTATACCTCCTTGCGCCTTATCGTCAACAGGCTGAAGTTCTGGCGGAAGGCCGGGTCCTATTCTTTGCATAAAATTTGCTTAATCAGAGGTAATCAGCCATCCCTCATTGATGTGTGCGTCAGCGCCCCAAACGCAGAAGGGCTGAATACTCAACATACGCTTATCAGTAAACCATAAACATCCTGATATCCGATCAGTTATCAATCTGTGGCCGCCATCGTGCGGCCTTTTTTTTATGGGCGCAATATGGCAACAGAAACTTCAATCAAAGGCCGTAAAGGTGGCAGCTCTCAGGCCAGAACGCCTGTAGAGCAGCCAGATGACCTCCAGTCGATTGCAAAAGCAAAACTAATGCTTGCTTTGGGGGAAGGGGAGTTTGGCGGCGCTCTTGATGGCACCCGTATTTTTCTGGATGGGACTCCGCTGATAAATAATAACGGCGGCGCAAATTTCAGCGGCGTCTGGTGGGAGTTCAGACCAGGCACGCAGGCCCAAAATTATATTCAGGGCATGCCTGGCACGGAGAATGAAATCAGTGCCGGAATAGAGATTAAAAGCTCTGTCGCGTGGACGCATACATTTACCAATACGCAACTATCAGCTATTCGTTTACGCCTGAAATGGCCGTCACTCTATCGCCAGCAGGACGACGGCGACCTGGTTGGTAATTCAGTGCGTTACGCTATTGATCTGCAGACAGATGGCGGTTCATTCCAGACTGTTATTGACACAGCTGTGACCGGTAAAACAACATCTGGTTACGAGCGGAGCCACCGTATCGATTTGCCGCAGGCTGGCAATACCTGGACAGTTCGCCTGCGTAAAATCACTGCTGACGCTAACAGCGCTAAAGTTGGCGACGCGATGACTTTGCAGAGCTACACAGAGGTTATCGATGCAAAGCTGCGCTACCCAAATACAGCTTTGCTGTATATAGAATTCGACTCCAGCCAGTTTAACGGTTCAATTCCCCAGATATCCTGTGAGCCGCGCGGACGCGTTATCCGGGTGCCTGATAACTACGATCCTGACAGCAGAAACTACGCTGGCACCTGGTCAGGGGCATTTAAATGGGCATGGACTGACAACCCGGCATGGGTTTTTTATGACCTTGTTATATCAGATCGCTTCGGCCTGGGTAACCGGCTTACCTCAGCCAATATTGATAAGTGGACGCTTTATGAGGTGGCGCAGTATTGTGATCAGATAGTACCGGATGGTCGCGGCGGAGACGGAACGGAGCCGCGTTACATCTGCAATGTGTACGTCCAAAGCAGGAATGACGCTTACACAGTGCTGCGTGATTTTGCAGCCATTTTCCGGGGGATGACATATTGGGGTGGTAATCAGATCGTAGCCCTGGCTGATATGCCGCGAGATATCGATTACAACTACACAAAAGCCAATGTCATAGATGGTCTTTTTACTTACTCCAGCAGCACTACCAAATCCCGATACACTACCTCGCTGGTTTCATGGTCAGATCCTGATAATTCCTATGCTGACGCTATGGAGCCTGTGTTCGAGCAGGATCTTGTGTCGCGCTTTGGTTTTAACCAACTGGAGATCACTGCAATTGGTTGTACCCGCCAGTCTGAAGCAAACCGCAAGGGGCGCTGGGGAATACTGACTAACAACAAAGATCGGATTGTGACATTCGGTGTCGGCCTCGATGGAATGATACCCCAACCGGGATACATCATCGGCGTAGCTGATGAAGACCTGTCGGGTAAAATTACTGGCGGCCGCATAAGTTCAGTGAATGGCAGAGCCATAACTCTGGACAGGGAGCCTGATGCTAAAAATGGTGACCGGTTAATACTTAACCTTCCTTCCGGCGCTTCACAGAGCAGAACTATTCAAAGCGTAAGCGGCAATGTTGTTACTGTCACAGCCGCCTACAAAGAAGTACCTCAGGCAGAAAGCGTATGGGTTACTGAGTCAGATCAGCTTTTTGCGCAGCAGTATCGCGTAGTTAGTGTCGCGGATAACAACGATAACACTTTTACGATAACTGCAGCAGCGCATGACCCTGATAAATATGCACGTATCGATACTGGCGCGGTAATAGACCAGCGTCCGATAAGTGTCATACCACCAGGCAACCAGTCTGCGCCGAAAAATATTGTTATCGACTCTTACTCTGTTGTTAATCAGGGCATAAGCCTGGAAACCATGCGTGTACAGTGGGATGCGGCTGAAAACGCGATTTCCTATGAAGCGCAGTGGCAGCGCAACGATGGAAACTGGGTAAATATCCCTCGGAGTTCAACAACATCTTTTGAGGTTCCGAGCATCTATGCTGGCCGTTATCTTGTTCGGGTGCGCGCGATAAATGCCGCTGAAATATCTTCCGGATGGGCCTTTTCGGAAGAGAAAACTTTAACGGGGAAAGTTGGCAATCCTCCTAAACCGGTTGGGTTTGCGACTACCCCTATAAACTGGGGTATAACGCTTACATGGGGTTTTCCGGAAAACACGGCAGACACCCTGAAAACTGAAATTCAGTACACACCGAACGCTGACCAGACCAACCCGCTTCTGCTGTCAGACGTTCCTTATCCGCAGGCTTCATATTCACAGCTTGGCTTAAAAGCGGGACAGGAGTTCTGGTATCGGGCGCAACTGGTCGATAAAACCGGAAACGAGTCTGGGTATACAGACTGGATTCATGGTGCTGCCAACGCTAACGCTGATGATTATCTCGGCGATATTACCGGTGATTTCCTCGATTCTGATGCCGGAGACAGACTATCCGACCGCATTGATACAAATCTGGATGCCGCATGGCAGGCAGCGCTTGATAACGATGCTGATGCAATTCGCCGTCGGGCTGTGCAGGGAGAGCAGCGGGCGCAGATAATCGAGACGCGCCAGGTTCAGGCTGATGACAGGAAAGCATTTGCTGAGTTTAAACAGACCATTTCTGCACAGGTAGGTGATAACACAGCAGCAATTGAAACAAAAGCCACCACGCAGTTTTCTACCGACGGAACAGGCTCAGCAACCTGGAGCGTAAACGCTGGCGTTACGTACAAGGGGCATTATTACTCGGCTGGCGTCGTGATCGGCGTCGAAGTGAAAGACGGAAACGTTAAATCACAAATCGGGTTTTTGGCTGACCGGTTTGTCGTCATGGCTACAGCCAATGGCACGATGTATTCCCCGTTTGCTATTGACGGTGGCCAGGTGTTTATCAGCGAGGCGTTTATACAAAATGCCAGCATTACTAACGCCAAAATTCAGGATGCAGCAATAACAAACGCGAAAATTGCCAATGCGGCCATTACTAACGCCAAAATATCAGGCTCTATCAGCTCTGATAACTGGAACGGCGTGGTCGGCTGGAGTATCGATAAATCCGGGGGTGGATTTCAGTATGGCGGTTCAGATGGATCAGGCCGTGTTCAGCTTAATGGTGATGGCCTGGCGGTATTTGATGGTACCGGCCTGCGGCGTGTGATGGTCGGGAGAATATAATGTACGGATTGCAGATTGCCCCTGATGATAATGGAAAACCGATTGATATCAGCTCAAATACAAAAGCCGCTGCGTATCGCGGCTATTATGCGCCGCAGCTTGACGGCAATGGGCGCCAGACGTTTTCTGTGCCGCTTTCTGACGGCGCCCAGCTTTTTGTGATACCGCGTACCGCGTGCACGTCATATTACACACCCGCGGCTGGCGTACCCCGCGTTCTTGCTCTGGATGGCGTATGGGTATCAGGCAATACAGTCACGTCCACTGTCAGAAATTTTAATCAGTATTACGATCCGGGCCATGTACCGGCCGGTTTTGACGCCTTTCAGATAATGGGATCATCAAATGTTTCAGGATACGGGCTTTTCATGCAGTCCAGCACGGACTTTTCAGCAATAACTGATGCTGCAATTGTCAGTCAGTGCGTCTGGCGTGGAACTGTAAACATTAATGGTTCATGGTCAATACCTGATATTCCCGATCGCAATAACTGCATTGTTTTTGCCCACTGGGACCGGTCTGACCGCGTTATCTATTTCGACAGAAACAACATGCGTATAGAAGCATATTCAGATGGGGGGGAAACGAATCCGGCTGATTGCTACATGGAGGTAATCATTTTTACCAACGGTACCCCACCGGTGCCGCCTGCGTGGGGAGTGGCTATCTGGAATGCGTCAGGGCAATGCACATTCTCAAGCCGTAAAGCCCCAATGATATGGAATGGAAATTATGTGACGTTTAACGGTACGCCGTGGTCATATTCCAGTCCTGCTACGGGTGTTAATCGTGCAGCGATTCCGCTGTGCGGCGTCGGCGCTGATACCGGAGACAGCGTGCTCAGTGATGGTTACAGGGCGCTTTATAACGCTGGCATACGCATGTCAGGCAATGCCGTGTGCGGCTCCCGCGCACAGAATACCGGCATTACTTACTCTCAGAATAGCGGGCTTATTCGCTCAATCGCATCAGTCACGCTCCCCGTCATCGATGCGTCAATTTATCTATGATCCCCCTTTTATGGAGAAATATTTATGGCAGCCAGCACCTGGTACAGGGCCGGAACAATCACAATTCAGGCAGACAGCAAAACAGTTACAGGAACTAATACGCGCTGGAATGATCCCAAACAGGGTGTTGGTGCAGGTCAGATACTGCTGGTTCCCGGCGCCGGCAGCGTGCAGATGTATGAAATTGTCAGCGTAGAAAGTGACACACACCTAACGCTGAATGATTCCTGGGCTGGTGATACTGTTACAGACAGTGTTTATGCAATACCGACTGGAATCATAGGAATGAAAGAAACGCTAGTGCTGAGCACTGTGGCGCGCCTGGGTTATTATCAGCAGCAACTGGACGGCTGGCAAAAAATAATGACGGGTGATGGCGACGTTACAATTGAGGCTCCGGACGGTACAGAGATAACTATTAGCAGTTTCAAGAAACTAAATGATGATATTAATTTAAAAGCAAACATCACCGACGTTTTAGAAAAAGATGATAACCTGGCAGGTCTGGCCGACAAATTGATATCCAGGAATAATCTGGGTTTTCTGAATGGTGTTCTTCCTGTGTCCCTGGGCGGTACGGGGGCAACAACTAAAGCCGATGCGTGGGCTGCTTTGCTTGAGGGCCTTATAACGCCACTTTCTGTTAAGCAGGGCGGTACGGGGGCAACAACTAAAGCCGATGCGTGGGCTGCTTTAGCCACATATGGAACGACTGCAGGTACAGCAGCGCAGGGTAACGACTCTCGCATAACCGGTGCGTTACCAAAATCTGGCGGTGATTTGACTGGTTCGCCCCGAATGACGTCAAATATGGCTTATTTATCTAACGCTGCCAGCGCCCGCTACACCCTCGGTGGGATTACATACCTGGACATTATAAGAATGAGCCAGATTGATATTGGCGTTGGAACCGCTGGCGTCCTTCAGTTCGTAGCCAACCCTGGTAACGCTTTAAGTTTCGAACTAAGCCCAGGCAACGGCACTCACTCGTTCAGGCATGACGGGAAAATAATTACTAATGCTGGCACTGTCCAGATAAGCGCATCAGACGAAAGAATTAAAACAAAAAGAGGGAAGCCGGTCGGCACTGCATACGAAAGAATAATGGCGCTGGCGGCCGGAGCTGTTCAGGATTACAACTGGCTGAATTATCAGGACGACATTAACGAGTATTTTTATCAGCAGCCGCAGCGTGGGTTTATGGCGCAAAGTGCATTTGCAGTTGATCCGGTTTATGCAAGCAAGCCCAAAGACGGCGCAGACTCAGAGATGCCAGAAGGTGGCGATCAGATTTGGGGGTTGAACACAAATGCAATCCTGGCTGATGCAGTGTTGGCAATTTCTGAAATTGAAGAGAAATATGCTGCTATGTTTTCAGAGTTGCAGGCTCGTATGAAAGCTATCGATGGCCACGACGCGAAAATTTCTGAGCCAGAGCGAAGTAGCTGACAGAATCAGACCGGCACGCCGCGCTTCAGTCATTCTTCATTTACAAGCCAACCGTCGGCCTCGTCAAACATTTCCTGCACGATTGCGGAAACTTTCTCTTTCTGCGCTTTGTTGAAGTCTGAGTTGATGCTGTTTGCCTGCATCGGTTTCACACGAACATCAGCATCAGGAAACACGCGATGTACACGCCGTGTCAGCTCGTCTTCAATTTTTTGCCTGGCGTTCTTAATTTCTTTCACATTCCGCTGGTCGTAGATAAGTTCGACGTACATTTTCACCTCCGCTTACTCTGTTTATATATACAGTATCAAGTTGCAGGTCGTGTCGATCAGGCGAAAATCACATTGCAGATTTACGGCATAAAAAAAACCAGCCCTTGCGAGGCTGGTTTGATTGTTTTGGACCCGCGGCTCCTTTACGTATCCTTTTTTGTCCCGTTACCGTCTGGTCGGTGTCCTGCCGGAACTGCTAACTTCCTGTTTTTGCTGGTGCTGTCCTTGCACTGTCCTATCAAAAGTGGTGGAGCTGGCGGGACTTCACCAGCATGTTGGGCTTCTTTGAAAACATCAATTAGCGTTGTTCTGACTACCTGAGCCATTCTGGAGTGCCCCTGTTTTTTGTAATCATCCAAAATGTCCGCAATATCACGAGT